CCATTGCAAACAATGGTTTCATGGTCGCCAGGACAAACGACACAGCATACGATAGTGCTGAAGTAAAGTTCTTCGGTGAAGGGTCTAGCGCGTCCTTTAAGCCAATCCTGACAGTTGTTTACACCGCAGGCGCATCCGGCCCCACAGTCTCCACAGTAAGCAGCAACAGCGCCACAGAAGGCTCCAGCATCGTCCACACCGTCACCCTCTCCGCAGCGGTGACAGGAAGCGCAGCCTCTTACGCTATCACCCTCGCAGGCGGTACAGCGACAGGCGGCGGCACGGACTACACCAGCACTCTGAGCAACGGTATGTTCTCGGACTCCGTGACTGTCTCGGGTGGCAATATCTCTGTGCCAGTGGGTGTATCGACTTTCACCGTCACCGTCTCCACAGCAGGCGACACCATCGATGAGGCCAACGAAACCTACACGCTGACCATCGGCGGCACCGCAGGAACGGGCACGATCAACGACGACGACGCAGCGCCCACGATCACGGGCACAACATCGCAGACAGTGACCGCAGGCTCTCCCGTAGTCATCACCTACAGCCCCGGTCTGTCTGGTCAGACTCGCACCTACACGCTGGCTCTGACTGATGGCACGGCAGTTGGCGGGACAGATTACGACAACACCACCGTGACAGGTGATTTTGCAGTGACTGCAGGCACCGGAAGCGTGTCTATCAGCGGTGGCACGGTAACGGTTGACGCTGGAGTTACTGAGTTCACTTTGACCATTACCACCACGGCGTAAGGCTTTACCACTTCACATAATGTCCGCATGAACGATAACCAGATTGTCAAACGTGCTACAGAAGCCGCAATGGTGCTTGAAAACGAGGCATACAAAGAGGCTATGTCTGCGCTCAAACGGCAGGTTATCGAGAGTTGGAAAGACTGCCCCGTTCGTGATCGTGAGGGGCAATTGCTGCTCTTGCAACTGGCGAAACTGGCCGACAAATTCGAGTCAACCCTGCAAGGAATGATCGAAAACGGCAAGCTGGCAGCGCGAAAGATTGATTTAGACAGTGTGCGAAACGAGTCAACCCTGCACCGTTTTTCCCGCAAGGTAGTTCACGGCTAACCATCTAGCCTTTGGCGTCCTCTGAGAAGCGCCGCACGTTCCCTCTGATGGCTTGAGGGGGATAGTTTGACAAGGATCACACATGAGCGGACAAGCTGAATCAGCACCCGATGCAGGTGGATTGACCGACCTCGTTTCTTTTCTCTCGGACACTCCTGATGAGGAATCCACAGTAGAGCAAGAAACCCCCGCTGATGACGAAACCCTCGCCACTGAGGACACTTCCGAAGAAGCAAACGACGAACAGGCTGAAGACGTTTCGGACGATGAACCCGAAGCCGAAGAACCTGCACCCGTTGAAAAAATCACCTTCAAGGTGAAAGGCGAAGATGGAACAGAGGAAGTCGTAGAGGCAACTCCCGACGAACTCGCAGCTTCCTACATGCGCCAAAAGGACTACACCAAGAAGACTCAAGCACTTGCAGAGCGTGAGACTGAAGCGGTCAAGTTCCTGACAACCAAGCACGACGAGATTCGTAGCCAATATTTGCAGCAAGCCGAAGTGCAACGGGCAGCAATAGTGCAGATGGCTGGAATCAAGACCGAGGAAGAAATGGCGCAACTCGCCCAAATCGACCCGGCAGCGTGGGTGGCTGAAAACCAGCGCCAGCAGACTGTTAACCGCTACTTGAGCCAACTGGACAACCAGATTAAAGGCGAAAAGCAGCAGGCAGAGCAGGAAGCAGCGCAGCGGCAACAACAACTCAAAGCGCAGATGTACCAGAAGGCATGGGACGAACTGTCTAAGGACGGTATCGATAAGCCCAAGCTGCAAAACATCTTCACGCAGGCGACCAAAAACTACGGCTTCAGTGACGCTGAACTGTCCGAGGTTTACGACGCCCGCATGGTTCGCGTTTTGAAGGATGCCGCTGCATACCGTGATCTACAGGCCAAGCGGTCAGAGGTTACGAAGAAGGTAGCTGAAGCCCCGCGCATCCCAAGCAAGCAGACCAATCCAGCACAAGAACGCCGCGATAAGGCGCTAGACGCTCGCTTCAAGAGTGGCCGCGCCAAGTTGGACGACTTAGCCAAATACATCAATTTTTAAGGACATATCATGACTGTTCCAAGCAATCTGTATCAAAAGGACTCGCTCAAAGGTAACCGCGAAGACCTGATCGACAAGATTTTCAACACTTCCCCCAACGAGACCCCCATCACCTCGTCTGTTGGCCGTGTTACCGCCACCGCAACGTTCCATGAGTGGCAGCGTGATTCGTTGGCTTCTGCCAACAAGGACAACGCCGCTGTTGACGGTGATGACCTGGCACTTGAAGCCCAAACCGCTACCGAACGCGTTGGCAACCACCTGCAAATCTTCACCAAGCGTCCGGGTGTGTCTCGCCGCGCCAACCTCATCAAAAAGGCTGGCCGTGGAATGGAAGACAAGTACCTGATTGCCAAGGCAATGACGGAAATCAAGCGCGACATTGAAGCCAGCGTTGTGTCCAACAACCCCGCTGTGGCGTCTACCACTTCCGTAGCTGGCAAGTCTGCCGGTCTGGGTGTGCAGTTGTACCTGAACACCTCCCACGGTGGTTCTGGCGCTACTGCCTCTTGGACTACTGGCGCACCTACCACTGCCATCACTGCAGGTACTAACCGCACTCTGACCGACACGCTGCTGAAGACTGTTTGCCAGTCTATCTACACATCGTCCGGCCAGTTCGCCAAGAGCATTTACTGCTCTCCGTACCACAAGGGCCTGATTAGCGCGTTCACCAGCATCGCTACCAATCAGACCGCTGTGAAGCCCGGCTCGTCTGCAACCATCACCCAGGCTGCTTCGGTGTACGTGTCTGACTTCGGTTCGCTGGAGATCATCCCCCACTACCTGATGGCTGGCTCTACCGATGTGTTTGTGTTGAACACTGACTACATCGACATGGCTTTCCTCGATGGCTTCCAGACTTCCAAGCTGGCAAAAACAGGCGACTCCGAGCGTTACCTAATTACCGCTGACTGCGGTTTGGCAGTGCGTTCGTCTGCCGCACAGGGCAAGCTGGCAAATCTGACAGCCTCCTAATAGCGGTTGACTCCGCTAGGTTAGACAGTACCTGAACTGTCCAATGGGGTGGAAAGCCCATCTTTCTTACCGATGTGAAATCGCTGGAGTGAAAACATGGAAATCTTAGCAACAGGTGTAAGCATTACGACCAGCGGCACATCAGCCGGGGCCACGCTGTCAACAAATGCGGGCGGGCGAAAGCCTAAGTTTGTGCGAATCGCCGCAACTGCTGCGGCGTATGTCCGTTTGGGCACTGGCACACAGACCGCAGTGGCTACCGACATGCTGGTGCAACCGGGTGATTCGGTGGTATTGGCAACCAACGGAAGCACACACGCCGCAGCCTTGCAGGTCACTGCAGCCGGTGTAGTCCAAATCTCCCCGATTGAGGGGTGATACATGGAGCCTATCGAATCCTTCAAGCTGAACGAAGGGTACGACCCCTACGGCACCCACAAAGAGGTGACGGTAGAGGGCGACCAAGTAGTTACCAAGCTCACGTTTGACGCTGCACCTATCCTCAAGGATGCCCATGCAGAGCGCGTTGCTAGTGCTGGTGAGCGTTGGGGCGAAGGGCGCAAGGTAGGCGAGATTCCAATGGCTGTGTTGGGTCAGATTTACCAGCAGCACCGAGGCGCTGAGGAACGTTCCAAGGCTGTGCTTGCGTGGCTGCGTGAAAACCCCGCGTTTGTCACCTTTGAGAAGTTCTTGAAGCCATGACCTACGCCACACTCAAGACCGATGTAGCGAATTTCCTGCATCGCACCGACCTGACAGCGAAGATTCCCACGTTCATCGAGACTGCTGAATCATCTCTGTTCCGTGAGCTGTCCGTCAAAGATATGGAAGTGTCGGTTACTGGCACGACCACGGGCGGTTATGCATCGCTTCCTGCTGACTTCGGGCAGGTCAAGCGCGTGTCTATCACCTACGGCGGTTCGGCATTGGCGCTGGATTACATCAATCCTGCCGAAGTCTCAACCACGACCACGGCTTGCCCCAAGTATTACAGCCTGGAGAACAACCAACTCAAGATCACGCAGGCCAGCAACGGTACGGCTTATACGCTGTATTACGTGCCAAATATCGAGGCTCTGAGCGACACCAACACGACTAACTGGCTGTTGGACAACGCCAAAGACCTGTACCTGTACGCCTCTTGCCTTGCTGCTGCGGTTGATCTGCGCGACTCTGCACAGGTTGCCACGTTGACGCCCATCGTCAATACGCTGATTGAATCGGTGCGCAACCACTCCAAACGGCGCGGCCTGCCTGATGGCTCCATGAGGATTCGCCCGCGTGGATAAGCTGCTTGGCTTCACCCCCGATGCAGAGCCTAATGCGGTAGGCGTCATTACGTCCTGCACCAACTTCATACCCTACGAAAACGGCATGAAGGGCGCTCCTACGGGGGTCACTCCGGTGGACGTTCCTGCACTGGCTGCTGCATGTGTCGGCGGTGTTGTGGTGCGCAAGCTGGACGACACACGGCGCATCTTTGCAGGTAGCCTGACAAAGCTCTATGAACTCTCGGGCGGTTCGTGGTCAGACGTATCTACCGGCTCCTACACGGGCGCAGGCGATAACCGCTGGTCATTCGCTCAGTTCGGCAACTCCACACTAGCGGCGAACCTAGCAGACACTATCCAACGGTCTGCCGGTTCTGGCTCGTTTTCTGCGATTGCCACGGCTCCTAAAGCCAAGATCATTTTCAGCGTCGGCTCGTTTGTGATGGCGCTCAACACCAATGACGGAACAGTTAAGCAGAACGGCTGGCACTGCTGCGCTACCTACGACGATACCGACTGGACGCCTTCTGTAACAACCCTCTGTGCAAAGGGGCAGCTTGTAAGTTCCCCTGGACAGATCACGGCAGGCGGGAAGCTTGGCGACTACGCCATTGCCTACAAAGAGAAGTCGATTCACCTTGGGCAGTTCGTAGGCGCTCCGAGCGTATGGGATTGGACGCAAATCCCCGGCGGTGATGCAGGCTGTGTCGGCCCTGATGCATGGTGCGACATTGGCGGCGCTCACTTCATTGTGGGCATTGATAACCTGTGGCTGTTTGACGGATCGCGCCCGCAACCTATCGGCGTGGGTCAGGTTCGGCAGTGGTTCTTTGACAACTCCAGCCCGGTCTATCGGTACAAAACGCAGTGTGTGTTTGACCGTCAAAACAACGTGGTTTGGATGTTCTATTGCTCCAACGCCTCGACAACACCAGACATGGCTCTGGTCTACCACGTACAGACAAAGCAATGGGGTTGCGCAACTCTCCCTGTTGAGGCAGTGCTGAACTACATCAGCGCAGGCACCACTATCGACGGTCTGAGCAGCATATCCGGCACGATTGACGGGCTGTCCGCTTACTCGTTTGACTCGCAATTCTTTCTTGCTGGTGGCCGCTCTCTGGCGATCTTCAACACTTCGCACCAGTTGCAACTGTTGACCGGCGTCACCGGCTCTAGTGGCTTCACATCCGGCGATGTTGGCGACGATGACCGCGTAACACTGCTGTCCAAGATTCGCATGCGGTTTGCGCCTAACTCCGCACCTACTGCTGCGACTGTGCAGACGTTCACCAAAATGTCAGAGGGCGATGCGCTGACCTCTGGCGTGTCCAGCACGTACAGCGATGGCAAGTTTGACGTACTGCAATCGGCGCGTTTTCACCGTGCGGCGTTTACGTTCACGGGTGATAACAAGGTGCTGGCGATTGGCGCAACCCTGAAGCCCGAGGGTGACGCATGAAGCTCAACCCTAACCCCCGTGTCAACGTTGATGCTGAAACTGCCCGCTGGTATCGGGAGGTGGCTACACAGGTCAACGCAATGGCCGAAGGTACTCAGGCGGCTTTCTACAAAGCAGCCACATCAGCACCGACTACAGGCACATGGGCGAAGGGTGATTTTGTGCTGAACAGCGCACCTGCTGAACTTGGCACGGCTACTGCGAAATATTTAGTCCACGGCTGGCGCTGCACCGTCTCTGGCACTCCTGGCACATGGTTGCAACTCAGGTCACTTACAGGTAATTGATATGGGACTACTGGCAG